TGATGGTACTGAAAACACAAAAGTGCGTGTATTTACATGTGCACCAATTACGCTACAGATTCTAATTCGGAAGTATTATTTGCCTGTTGCAGCAATATTGTCTCGCTTACCTTTGGTGAGTGAACAAGCTGTAGGCATAAATGCTTCGGGTCCCGACTTTGATGAACTAATTACATTCATTAAAAAGAACGGGGATGAAACTGGCTATGTTGCCGGCGATTTTTCCAAATACGATTTGGGGATGTCAGCCGATGCAATTCTAGCGGCGTTCGGTGTTATGAAAGATATTGCAGCTGAGTGCTTGGATTACACAAAGGAAGATTTGTACATGATGGACATGATAGCTAATGAAGTTGCCAATCCCGTCATTGCATACAATGGTGAGATGATCCTGATGACAGGGAGCAATCCCTCTGGTCAGAATATGACAGTCTATATTAATGGAATAGTCAACTCTCTCTACCACCGATGTGTTTACAACCGCTTACGCGATGAATATGGTTGTGGGGGAACTTTCTCCACCACCTGCAATGCCACCTTTTATGGAGACGATAGCTTATTTGCACCTAAGAAAGGATACGAACATGCGATGCATTTTAATAATTTGTCTCGCGTTTTCAAGTCTGTTGGGATCGGTTATACGCCAGCGAACAAGTCGGACAGCAGTCCTGATCTTGTGGAGATTGATGAAATTGATTTCCTTAAGCGAAAGCCGGTTTTTAATCCTGACCTTGGAGTGTACATGGGAGCATTGGATGTGAATTCCATTGCAAAATCGTTGCATTGTTCAGCAAGTGACACGTTACCCCCGGATGTTGCATCTGGTGTGAACCTAGACGGTTCTATCCGAGAGATGTTTAATCACGGGGAAGATGCTTATGAAGCATGGAGGCAGAAGGTTAAAGTTATAGCGTCTGAGCACAACATTGCTCCGCTAATCTTAAATCTTGATGTCTCGTATCGCCAGTATTTGGAACGGTACAAAGATAAATACTTCTTCCAGCGGGATGAAGTGGATGGAGCGGGTTTTACCGAAATTCCTCTATCCGACCCCGAAGGTCTATAAACTTGTCGTAAGTGCGAGAATCCGTTGCATTGGGGCTAAACAGGATTCTTTGGTATATGGACACCATGTTGCATGTAGGGAACCAACACCTTTTTGTATATATAGGCTTTGCCATCGTAGGTTATTTGTTTTATTTAGAGCAGGCTTGACCAGCCAATAACGTTGGACGACCCTGGAGATTAATACTCCTTTAGGTGTTCGTTGCAATTTGTATTACCAACAATTCATTTATATTAGAAAATTTTGAAGAAAGTCTTATCTTGTATTCACATTCCGAAGTAGTGGAAAGTGGAACGACTGGTAAGCAGGGCATCACAACTTTTGATGACCTAGACGCAGGTTATGGTATGGAAATTACCTCGCGTCGAGACGAGACATACGACTCTGTGGTGAGCGATGATGCTAAACTCGGCGATTTTATGAAACGTCCTGTGTTAATTTACAGTGACAGATGGTCGACTACAGCACCCACAGCAGTCAATGCTACATTCAATCCGTGGAAGTTATTCTGCGAAGACCCTGCGGTTCTTGAGAAGTTAAAATATTTCAACAATCTCAGTGGTAAATTGGTTGTTAAGTTCATGGTCAATGGAAATTCATTTCTCTATGGTCGCTTGATGTGTTCATACGAACCTGTTCCAGATTTTAATGATTTGTCGCTAGGCAATCTAACGGAACGGGATTACGTGTTGTTCTCCCAACGGCCCAAGATATTTTTAAATCCAACCACAAATGAGGGTGGATCAATGCACTTGCCATTCTTTTGGTACAACAATTACCTGAATATTCCCGCTTCCGAGTGGGATCAAATGGGTGAAATTACGTTGTCGGCTATAGCGCCTCTCTTACATGCATCCGGTGAAGACCAAAGTGTCTCAGTAACCGTGTATGCCTATATGGAGGAGGTGGTGTTGGCTACACCAACTGCATTGCAATCGCAAAGTGAAATTTTATACTCTCATGCGAAACAGACTAGTGTAACAAAAAAGGACGAATATGGAACTGGAATCATATCCAAGCCCGCTTCGTCTTTAGCAGCAGCAGCTGGATGGCTAACGAAGATGCCAACAGTTGCACCATACGCTCGAGCAACGCAAATGATTGCTTCGTCCGTTGGAGAATGTGCTCGCTTATTCGGCTACTCACGACCGCCATATATAGATGGTGTAAAGCCGGTAAAGATAGTAACAGCTTCAGCTTTTGCCACAGTGGATCAAGAGGATGGCCCTTTAAAGCTAACCCTTGATTCTAAGTGTGAAACGACAATCGATGCACGCACAGTTGGACTCTCTGGAGACGACCACATGGGTATTTATGATATTGCTCAGAAGGAAAGCTTTTTGACTTCTTTCGATTGGGCAACTTATGAACAAGGTGATATACCGGGAACTACGCTGTTTTCGGCTAATGTCACGCCCTCTTTGTCAAATAACGTTGATGCCGATGAAGTGAACATGACTCCTATGGCTATGATGTCACAGTTGTTTACGTTCTGGCATGGAACAATCGTTATGCGATTTCAAGTAGTCGCTTCCAACTTCCACAAAGGTAGGTTGAGAATTCAATATGATCCGCAAGGTGTTACCTCGCTGGATGAAAATAAACAGTACACTGAAATTATTGATATTGCTGAGACGCGAGATTTTGAGATTTCCATTGGATGGGGTGTTTCTCGTCCTTTTCTGAACATTGCCCGGGTGGGGCAATTAGTAGGTGGAGATCACATCGAATATCGTGAAAATGCAGTGATTCCGTTGTCGACGCAGTCCAACGGACAGATCAGAATTTCTGTGCTGAATGAGTTAACGGTGCCTGGTGATCCTAACACCGCATCAACAGCTCCGCCCATTCAAATGAATGTTTTTGTTAAAGCTGGAGACGACATGAAGTTTAGTGTCCCCAACGCATCATACATTGACGATTTGTCTCTTACGCCGCTGATTTCACAGTCAGATATAACGGTATTGGAGTCACACTCTGAAGTCACAACAGATGCTACAACAGATCATTCTAGTATGGAAAATAAACCTGGAGAAACATTGAGTAAACAGTTAAATCCTGAGAACTCCCGATCAACAGACCACTTAACTGAGGTGTTTTTCGGTGAACATGTTACATCCCTTCGCGATTTATTTCGCCGTTATAGTTTTCATACCGCGTGGGCGTTACCCCCCGTCGGAGCCAACAAAGTTGGAGGTAACGATATTAGGAATAAAGTATTTCCCTTTCACAGAGCGTCTTTTGCCACAACAGCTGGCATACGCGAGGTTGCCACCGGGGTCGAGAATTACTCGATTAATCCCGCCACAACTATCCCGTTGACATATTGCTCCCCGGCTTTCGTCGGGTGGAGAGGTT